CTATTTTGCTGCCTCTGCGATAGCTGCCTGTGCTGCTGCCAATCTTGCGATAGGTACACGGAAAGGTGAGCAGGATACATAGTCAAGACCAATCTTGTGGCAGAATTCTACGGATGAAGGATCTCCACCGTGCTCACCACAGATACCGATGTGAAGGTTTGGATTAACTGGCTTACCTAACTTGATAGCCATCTCCATTAACTTACCAACACCTGTCTGGTCTAACTTAGCAAATGGATCGTTCTCGAAGATCTTTGTGTCATAGTAAGCATTTAAGAACTTACCAGCATCATCACGAGAGAAGCCAAATGTCATCTGAGTTAAATCGTTAGTACCGAAGCAGAAGAAGTCAGCTTCCTTAGCGATTTCATCGGCTGTAAGAGCTGCTCTAGGAATCTCGATCATAGTACCTACTTCATACTCTAACTTAACGCCTGCAGCTGCGATTTCAGCATCGGCTGTTTCAACAACTACCTTCTTAACATATTTTAATTCCTTAACTTCGCAGATAAGAGGAATCATAATTTCAGGCTTAACTGTCCAGTCATCATGTTCCTTCTGAACTTCGATAGCTGCACGGATAACAGCCTTTGTCTGCATCTTAGCGATTTCAGGATAAGTAACTGCAAGACGGCATCCTCTATGACCCATCATAGGGTTGAACTCATGAAGTGATGCACAGATAGCCTTTACTTCTTCTACAGACTTATTCTTAGCCTTTGCAAGCTTCTCAATATCAGCTTCTTCTGTAGGAACGAACTCATGAAGAGGTGGATCCAGGAATCTGATAGTAACCGGGTTGCCTTCAAGTGCTTCATACAGAGCCTTGAAGTCTCCCTGCTGATAAGGAAGGATCTTCTCAAGAGCTTCTTCTCTTTCTTCTACTGTATCAGAGCAGATCATTTCACGGAAAGCAGCGATTCTTTCAGGATCAAAGAACATATGCTCTGTACGGCAAAGACCGATACCTTCTGCACCAAGTTCACGAGCCTTCTTAGCATCTGCTGGAGTATCTGCGTTTGTTCTAACCTTTAACTTTCTATACTTGTCAGCCCAAGCCATAACACGACCGAACTCACCAGCGATAGAAGCATCTACTGTAGGGATGATGCCTGCGTAGATGTTACCTGTTGTACCATCAATGGAGATTTCAGAACCTTCTGTAAATGTCTGTCCAGCTAATGTGAACTTCTTGTTCTCTTCATCCATAACGATGTCGCCACAACCGGATACACAGCAAGTACCCATACCACGTGCAACTACTGCAGCGTGAGATGTCATACCACCACGAACTGTCAGGATACCCTGAGCAGCCTTCATACCTGTAATGTCTTCAGGAGATGTCTCCAGACGAACAAGTACTACCTTTTCTCCTCTAGCAGCCCACTCTTCAGCATCATCAGCTGTAAATACAACCTTACCACAAGCAGCACCAGGTGAAGCACCAAGTCCCTTGCCAAGAGGTGTAGCAGCCTTTAATGCCTTAGCATCGAACTGAGGATGTAATAATGTATCAAGGTTACGAGGATCGATCATAGCTACTGCTTCAGCTTCTGTCTTGTGTCCCTCGTCAACTAAATCACAAGCAATCTTCAATGCAGCCTGAGCTGTTCTCTTACCGTTACGGCACTGTAACATATAGAGCTTCTTGTTCTCAACAGTGAACTCCATATCCTGCATATCATGATAGTGGTTCTCAAGGAGCTCGCAAACCTTAACGAACTCTGTATATGCTTCAGGGAACTCCTGCTCCATCTGAGCAATAGGCATAGGTGTACGAACACCGGCAACAACGTCCTCGCCCTGCGCGTTCTTTAAGAACTCACCCATGAGCTTCTTCTCGCCTGTTGCAGGATCACGTGTAAATGCAACACCTGTACCGGATTCATCATTTAAGTTACCGAATACCATAGGCATTACGTTTACTGCTGTACCCCATGAATAAGGGATATCGTTATCACGACGATATACGTTAGCACGAGGATTATCCCATGAACGGAATACTGCTTCGATAGCTAACTTTAACTGTGTAACAGGATCTGAAGGGAATTCTTCACCTAACTGGTTCTTATACTCTGCCTTGAACTGTTCAGCCAGTGTCTTTAAGTCATCTGCTGTTAATTCAACATCGTACTTAACACCCTTCTCTTCTTTCATCTTATCAATAAGCTGTTCAAAATACTTCTTACCAACTTCCATTACAACGTCTGAGAACATCTGAATGAAACGTCTGTAAGAGTCATATACGAAACGCTTAAATTTAGGATCTGGGTTGCCAGCGATCATTGCTTCAACTACTTCATCATTCAGACCTAAGTTTAAGATTGTATCCATCATACCTGGCATGGAAGCTCTCGCACCTGAACGAACAGATACAAGAAGAGGATTCTTAAGATCTCCGAACTTCTTACCATTAATCTCTTCCATCTTCTTAACGCCGTCCATAGCCTGTGCCATGATCTCGTCGTTAATCTTGCGGCCATCCTCATAGTACTGAGTACAAGCCTCTGTTGTAATTGTAAATCCCTGTGGAACAGGAAGGCCGATGCTTGACATCTCAGCGAGGTTAGCACCCTTACCACCGAGAAGGTTTCTCATTGTCATGTCGCCTTCGCTAAACATATAAACCCACTTCTTCATTTACTCACGATCTCCTTTACCTGATTTGGTTTACCCTTTTATTAGTAACCCTTCTTTGGTGTCTGTATCGGTCTTGTCAAAATACACGATTGCGTACATTTTGACTGACGCTTCTACGTTGACATGACTCAATGATAAACATAATATGGTTAATTGTCAATAATTTATCAAATAAAAATTGAAAAAATTTGCAGCTTTGTTTTATGTTTTCATTCTTTCATATTCTTACATGAAGATTATCTAATTATAGGCATTATTGTAACATTTTAGTGTAAGCTCTTTCATATAATGTCTGTTCAATTTGTGCCGTTTCTTGCTATTTTATTATATGTAAGACTTTTCACATATATTGCCTTTTTCATCATTTTCAGCATCAAAACAGGTAACATAATCTGTCCTTTTTACCTATCTTATAAACAGAAAAAGGAATCATCTGATCTTCTGTAATAATATACTGAATCTGAAAGTACTTCCTCTTTTTCTACCTGAGACTGATTAATCTCCCTTACCATTTCTTTTAATTGTTCGCTCTCCTGTGTACCATCGGAAGGCAGAAGGATCACTTCATGGATGGATGAGGGAAGCACATACAGATCCTTGTCTACTACCATCGCAAAATCTTTTAAAATATCTTTATACAGAATACAGGATGCACCATTTATCCTTGATTTGTTACTCAGTACATACATGGGTACTTCCTGCTGCATATCCTCTATTTCCTCATCATCTATCCCACCTAATGCTTTCATTTCTTCCAGAACGGTATTCATATCCGCCAACTCATATCCCTGTAATAATGGCGTATTCTCCAACGCGCACTCATATAATTCACGGGCATTGACCTTCCACAGCTGAAGATGCACATTGTGTATCAGAATGGATGCATTACCAAATCTTTCTTCTGAAACAAGACACTGGAACACAATAGACAGGTCATGGAAGGGAATATATGGAACATCCCTTAATAACTCCCGGTTCTTCTCTGTATTGATCAGTTTAAAAATAATTCTGGATCTCACAGTCTCATAATTCAGGAAAAATTTCATATCAATGCTGCGATTGATCTTATTTCTCTCATATGTGTCAATCACTTCATCAATAACAGTTCCAAGGGTAGTATCTCCATTTTCATATGCATCATAATATGGATTCAGATAAATTGTCGGTGAAATATTACTGTCATCCTGCATTAATGTGATTCCCCTCAACACTACGCCGTTGTTTTTCATAACATCATTCAGCTTCACACGGTAATTCTCGCCTGCTCTCTTCTCAACTTCTCTCTGTACTAATGTTGTAAAATTGGTAAATTCCATAAAATATAATATCTCCTTATTTCATCTTTTTTCAAAATTTGCGTACAAAAAACCATGAAGCGTACTGCAATTTCTAATACTCTCCATGGTTCAAAAGACTCGCCTACTATATTCTATTTACCAAACATTCTCATAAATCCGGATTCAATATACTATACCATTTCGCTGAATGCAAGCCAAATGTAAAAACTCGTACTAAACTTTCTTACAATAAAAAAGAACCCAAGACTATGCTTGAGTTCTCTTTAAATCTTCTAAATTATACTCTGGGTAATATAAACATGCGCAAAATAAAGCATTACACGTATCTATGTTATACTTTTGTTACACATTATCTATTGTTTATTATTACTAGATACAATTAAATAGGAAGAAACACCTTCCAGTTTAACATATCTTTTTCCACACAGCTCGTGTGTTCTTTCCTACGATGCCATCTGCTTTAAGTCCAAGCAATGACTGTACTTCTTTAATTAATACAACCACTTCCGCTGTAATAATTCCATCTATTAGAGTCACATCCGTAATCTTTCCAAATCTCCACAAATACCACAATACCCAGTTCGCATCGTTGCCAGTAATTCCTATCGTCACATTACGAACCGGTTCTGTAAATGGATTGTATTCTACTGGAATCATTGTTTCTGTATTGCAAACCGGCCTATCCGAATACCACACATTAAGATCCAGATATCCCTTTGCACCATTTACACGTCCCTTTGAGCTGTACTGCCATCCATCCAAATCTAAGTCCTTTGGAAGATTCTGTGTAGTTGGTACAGGGTCTGTAATAAGTTTATCCTGTGTGGATGGATAACGTGCCCACCAGAATGGTATATCTCTTAATTCACCAACATATCGCTGTAAATATGGTTTATAAAAAGAAGCACCTGTATAAATTCCGAATTTCATTCCTGCTTGTTCTGCAGTATCTCTATATACTTTTATTATATCCAGTATTTTGCTACCGCAACCTTGCATAGAAGCATCTTCCAGGTCTAACCACATCATTTCTATACCGTATGGCAATGCTAAATTTACAAAGCTATCGGAAGCTCTATGTGCTTTTTCCTTTGTATTCGCATAGCAATAATTATAGCCATCCTTTGCCGGGATTCCTGCTGCTTTAAATCCTACCATATGTTCGTGGAATCTCGTGTCTGGAGCATTCCCCGCATTATTTACCTTTACTATAGCAAATTCTACGCCACTTCGTTTAAGGGCATCATAGTCCCTTATTGCATTCCAACGGCTTACGTCTATTCCTCTCTTCATATTATGCCTCTTCTCCATCTGTTTTACTGTTCATCAGCTTTTGTGTTATATCCAAGCCTTTGATCAGAAATTCAGGGACGTTAATTCCCATTACAACACAGTTTTCCAAAATGCTACGGATTTCATTGATTACGTAAGATGCCAGAACGAACCAACCAAGCAATATCAAGAAGTTCAAATTCACTCCCAGTATCTCACCAAACCGGATAAAGCAATCTGACACAAAGAATGCAATACCAATCACCACCCAGTACATAACTTTTTTCAGGATTCCTTTTGCACCTACTGCGGATGATTCATTCTTTTGATAGAATTTCGCTTTAATAATTCCTGTTGCATAATCAACTACATTTAATACAAGAAAACCTACAAATAAAAACCAATACTGTCCAAATACCGCAGCCAGAAATGTTGCGACTGCTCCCCAAACTACATTTGACTTTTCTAATACCTTCATTATGTTTTCCCTCCTGACAAATAAAAAAAGAGCCAATAAAGAATATATCTCTATTGGCTCATGGCTCTGTTGTTTCTACTTGTATTTTATCTTTCTTTTATTCCATACGCAACTACTTTTTTCGTTTTTTTTTACTTCTTACATATTAAAAATATAAGTATTTTATCCTCATCCTCGCTATTTTTTTATTCATATTATTACAGATGCATTTCTATTGTATTTCATTTTTACGAAAGGAAGATTTAAAATGAGAAAAGTAAAAGTATATTTTTTATTTGTCCTTGTAATCTATTACATTATCAACCGTATTCCGTCCTTAAATAATATCAGTGTTTTATATGATATTCTATTATATATATTTCCAGAATTTCATTATAAAATATTGAATAAAATAATCCTCCCAATATCTGAAAAATTACATAGATAATATCTTTAGAGGCATAGGCAATACAAACTTATGCCTCCGTCACAAATAGTAATTTAGGGAATTTGGTCTATAAACTAAATGTTCAATTGAGATCAATAACTACAAGTGAACCTGCTGGCGAATGGAGTTCAAACCAAAGGTATGGCTATAAAGCTGATATATCAAAAGTGTATCCACTTTATAAAAAATTGTCAGAAGACAATTTTATTATAGAACTATTGGGCGGTTCTGGTTCGTCTAGCGTAGGCAATGGAGGGGCGCAGAATGCAGGAAACTCAACGTTGACCAAAAGCTATGATGCCGATACTGGAATGCTAACCATAGACGGGACTGGTCATTATCATTCTTATGATGGTTCATCCGGTAGCTATAATACAGCAATATGTGTGTATCTAGTTCTTTCAAATGTAAAGGAATTGCCATGATAACTAAACAGCAGATTTAATACAACACCTACTTTAGATTTATCATCTTACGATTTCGATGATAACACTTTTTATTATACAAAAATAATGAACGTTCACAGGATATCGTCAACTGGAGCTTCTATGATTGTAGTTAGTTGTATATATTTTTAATATCTATTCCACATATACTAATGCTACTGTAAGATTTTCCAGAACTAATGCAAATTCATCATCTACACCATTTTTATTATTAGTAGAATATAAAGGCAATGTAACCACGACCTTTCTATTATCTGTAAAAGATGCTGACATTACTCGCGAACCGTGATTATACCCAACTCCAATATACGGCAAAGAGTACGAGAACGGAAGTAATACAGCAACTCTCCAATTCTTAGTATCCGTTATATCAGATGGTAAATCATATGTTAACGTTGTACCAGTTGCAGAAGAAAATGTTGATGATGACGATAGTATGTATGATTTACTACCTAAATTACTATTAGGTTCCGATGTAAACATACTACTCATCCCCTTTCAGCATCTGTTCAACGGTTGACCGCCACATATCCGGTACATTTTCCAGTTTCATTTTTCCGCTTTTTACTCTCTTATAATAGATAACTGCCATGATTATTCCTCCGCTCCGCTAAGTTTGTTGACCTGATCCTGAAGATCAGAGATTATCTGCGCCATTTCTGTTATCGCATTAATGAGATCCTCCTGCGATATCGCAAGCTCCGCTTCTTCTTCCTGTTTCTTTTCCTCTTCTGCTGCCTGTGCTTCCTTCTCATCCTGGTCCTTATAATAGCTGCTTTCATCAAACTTCCAGGTTTCATTGTCCCAGTAGTAATATGGCATTTTGTCTGTAGTGTCTTGCGGTATCTCTTCCAATACAGCATCTTCCTGTTCCAGATGATACTTTGCTCTATGTTTACTATAGTATTTCTTATCATCCTTAACTGCAAAAGCTACACTGTACATTGCTTATACTCCCTTCTTAACTGCGTAAATTGTTGGTATTGTAATCGCTGCTATAGGCTTGGAATTTGCATAAATTCTAATTTTACCAGCCTGTGAATTTACATATGGTGCAAATACTCCATCCTGTATTTCTGCTGGTGCGAAGCATACCTTTGTAGCATGTGCCGCTGTAATTCCAGATAATGTAATATCTGCCTTATATGTATACCCTTCTGCTATAATAGCTGCTTCATTGTCCAACGATGCTGTATAAGTTCCCCACGCCGAAGCTGCTACACTTGTGTTAGTATATATTTTTACTACATCATTGAAAGCATTGTATGTCCTGGTTTCCAAGTCATTCATATTTGTTGCATTAAACATATCACCTACTTGGGACTCTGTTCCTTCCGCTCTTGTCACATCTACCGTCTCTGTCGCTCCCGTTGCAACATTGGTCAATTTTCTTCTTCCGGCATGCTCTACAAGCCTGTCCTTCCATGTCTTTTTATTAAATCCCATACTTAGATCACTCCTATTTCTTCTCCTGTGGCTATTTCTCCACAGTAATCAACATTGCTTATGTTACCAAAGTAAATTACATACACATCATGTAATATTCTCTCGATTGCATTCCATTTCTTGTAATCGTTCAAGGGCTGCTCCGGTACTTCTGGCGTACTGGTATAGATCATATAGTTGTCCCGGATTCTTTGTACATTCTCCCTTATCCTGCAAAAGTCACTTGTCCGTGGCAAGTCTCCTATTTTCCAATCATTTTTTACAGATACTGCAATTCCTATATACTCAGCTATTATTTCGGTATTCCGTTCGACTCGGTTCAAGTCGTTTGCATTTATATAGCCTTTTGCCGTTTTTTGCTCTACGTCCTGTATGGTTCTATCGTAAATAAAATATGGTAATACATACTCTATAGTATCTATGTAATTGGTTCTGTTTCCTGCCTCATCCACAATATCCAGTTCCAACAGATATGTATTCCCTGCACTTTGTTCTGCTTTTGCACTCCATGTCTTACCATCGGCTTCCTGCTGGAACACTACAGCAACATGATTCACATATCCTGCCACATATACAATATTGCTTGGCAGGACAATATTGATATCCATACTATTCGACCTCCAGTGTGATCACTACGCTGCCTGATACATTTGCGGGATTCGGACTCATTACAACGGACTTTACCGTTGGTACTGTGGTGTCCAGACTGACAGTAAGCGTAATCCCTGTTGTCTTGCCTGCTGCATCCATGGCAGTTACCTTTATCGTATTTGTACCTTCTGTAAGCACTACAGCCTGTGCGAATGCCCCAGTATCACCTACCGTTGGGGAATACGTCTTTGAACCATGTACAACCGTTACTGTGACCGGACTGGATGTCGTATCGTTGGTTACTCCTTTTACAATCAGATTGCTTTGGTTTGTAATAAGACCACTTGCCGGTTCACTGATTGTAAGTGTGGGTGGGATTGTATCTACCGTAAATGTTGCTTTTGCCGTTGTTGCTGCATTACCGTCATTATCTGTTGCTGTAATTTCAATCGTTTTTGCGCCATCCTCTAACGCAGATTGCGGCGTATACGTGAAACGATACCCATTCGTGATTGCTGTTTTGCCCATTCCTACAGAACCATCTTTATATGTTGCCCCTGACAGCTTAAGGGCTACCGTTGACAGCTTCACGCCACTTCCACCGGCTTCATCTGTCACATCAAAGATGATTGGGAGCATATTGTTGCTGATGTACGCCCCATTGGACGGCTGTACCAGCTTAATGACCGGCTTTACAGTTTCTTTTACAATTAACCGCAATGCTGATCCTATGGTAGAATCTGTTGCATCCACTGTAGTGACTGTGCCGGCACTGTTCGTGGCTTCTACAGTTACCGGCCAGTACCCGCCTGTCTGATTGTACGATGTCACAGATGGGGCTGTTATGCTGCCTTCCCATTTCCCTGTGCTGCTGTTCAGCGCTAGGTTTGACCATACCCCATTGATTTTTACCCTTACTTTTGTAATTGCCATGCTGCTATATACCTCCTATCTGCTGCCCTGCGTACAGCTCACCTGCATAATTCTTGTCATTCGTGTATGTAACGGTCTTATCCGTCACATCCATAACTATTTTTATAATGCCCTTTGCAGTTGTTGACGCTGGAGTTATCTGTACATGCTCTATCTCTATCTTACTCAAATATCCCCAACCTCCTCTCCTGCGTATATTTCTCCTGTATAATAGCTGTCTACCGTTAATAGGTAATATCCTCTAAGCTGTGCAGTACTCAGGAACCCACCTGTAAGATCCGTGGTAAGCTTTTCAATGCCTGCTACATAATTACCATATGCCTTGTCTGCGTTCTCGACCAGCGCCCACTGTGATGCTCTCTCCCCCTGGCTTACATACTTCGCTTTTATTCCAAGAGTCAGATTGTAGTAATCTAATATCTCTGCGGATCTCTTTGCTGCCTGCTGTGCATTCAGGAGTGTACAGGTAAAGGACTTGGCTGCCCTGCTTTTGCCAGCTTCCACCTTATCAACAGATGCTGTAACTGTAATGTCTTCCTTACTGTACTGCCTGCCCGTCAGTATTACCTCTGCTGCCTCAGTGCCAGTTACCGTAAAGGTTATATAATTGTTTTTAACATCAATTACCTGCCCTGTGTTTATTGTTACACTATCTGGATTCACCGGTGATGATAACTCTATCGTATATGTCCCCGGCTCATATGTGCCCTTTGTGATCTGCTTATCTTCTGTTCCAAGTGTGTACTCAGGATATTTGATCGATACATCCGATATATAGTCATTGCTGGTAGTTACGGTACTGAATTTCCTACTCCTTGCGATTGTGCTTGTAATGACTCTGTTCGTCCGGTATATGTCCAGGCTCTGGCTTCTGGAATCATCAACGACTGCCCCACAAGCAAACAGGACTTCTCTCAGTGCTTTCCTGCATGTCTGAATCTTTAACCAGCCATACAGCCTGCACCTGCGTACCTCATCCGTTACTGTATACTCTTCAATCCCTGCTACCTGCATTATACTGTCAATCACAGTGCCTGCCAGTTCTCCGTTATATACTTTTCCTTCACGGAAATTGTGTTCGTCCAGCCTGCCCTTGTAATCCGTACATGTAATTGTGGTTACGTTCTTGTCCGTCTTATAGCTCTGTAGAAAGAATTTCCCAAGTAATATATCTGTTCCATCCACCTTCTCATACGCAAGTGCCTGCTGTCCTGCCTGTAGTACCTGGTGCTTGCCTTTTATATTGCCAAGGTTAAAATCATCGTTCTCATCAATCAATTTGAATGTGAGCTTATTTATTGCTATCTTATCTGGTATTAGCTGGCATTCTTCCACCAACGAACCGTCCTTTACTGGAAGACCGCCCTCTCCGAATACATATTCTGTACCATATTCGATATATCTTAGCTTGACATAACGGTATGGCTTGGTTCTCTCAAAGATTACTTCTACTTTCATGTAATCTTTGACTTGATGCTCTGCAAAATACGTCAGGGAATCAGGTTCAAACACTGCATTATCGGTCAGGTATCCGTCCTTGTCATACCATTTAATGCGCATAGACAAAGGGAAATCATCCTGAAAGTAGAATTTAATGCCGATTGAGGAATGCTGTTCTTGGAACAATATTATGAGTATAGGATCAGTAGCGAACTGACCGTTCTCATCCGAGCATGTGTCGGTGAAAAACACGATATCCTCCGGTGCATCCGGCATTTCCTCCCTGCTACCATCCAAAAGAAAGAAATCCTGTTCCAAAGTGGCATAATTAGTTGCTTCTATATTGTCCTTTATCTTGGAAATATCCCCAAATGGCTGATTATATGCAGTTGTCGGCGTGCTGTCTGCTATTGCCGTAGTATCTTTCAGATCGTAAATGCAGCGAAATCCTGTCTTTGCCATATACTGCCTCCTTATGGTGTCCTGAACGGCTTTTTCATCGTGAACTTACAGGTTAGCCCCTGGAATGTAACCGTATCACTATGTATTTTCATGATTTCATCTGCCACTTTTGATATGTATCCTCGAAATGAAAAATCACCTTTTGTGCTTGGCAGGATAAAATCATGAAACGCTACAGGCTCTGTGAGTTTATCTATCAACCCCTGATATGTGTCATCATCATCAATAACCCCGAATGCCAGATCATAGTTGGCATATACTCCCAGGATTTCTCGTAATAAATCTCCGTTCTCTTCGTTACGTTCTGCATATTTGTCCAACACATCAAAGGATCTTTTTATTGATACAAGAGGCACATCATATGCAATTCCATCAATTATAATCCCCTGTGTATAATCAGCCATTATGACATACCTCCCAATACATCAATATCGTAACCCTGTCTATTCATTTCGTTTAGAAAATCCTGCAAAGACAGTCTTGCGAATGTTTCGCCATCATAGTTCAGATTTACGTTCAACACACCTCCTGATCTATCACCGACAACATTTCTGACTGCATCTTCGATAGTGGACAATGGTGCTTCGATGTTGGTCTGTCCGACTGGCTGGTCTCCGAGGATTGCAGCAAATGGGTTACCTCCACGGATTACTGCACCGTTGGCAAGCATAGGAATGTCCGGCATTTCCACCCTGCCAAACTGCACATGGCTTATCGTATGTGCTTCAAAATTCACTCCTGGTATCTTATTGGCGGTTGCTACTGCATCTTGCATGAATTGGTTAATCTTATCAATTACCGTATTAATCATGCTCTCACATGCCGCAATTATCTTATTCATTATATCTACTGTCTTACTTACGATACCAACAAACCCGTTATAAATACCCTTTTTCATGTTCTCGCCGAGAGTTTTCCATCTCTCTGCTGTGAACCATGGTGCTACATGTGTGTCCCACCAATTTTTTATCGCCGGTCCCCAGAATGCGACAAGTTCATCCCACTTGCCTGAGATACCATCCAATATACCTTGTGTTACTTCCAGCCACTTCTCAGCTGTGAACCACGGTGCCACATCTTCATCCCACCATGTCACAATTGCTGAATCAGCCCACCATGCTTTTATCTCATCCCATTTTTCTAACGCTCCTTGATATATTCCGTCAAATACTTCTACCCATCTCTCAGCTGTAAACCATGGCGCTACAGCTGAATCATACCAACTCTGAATTTCTAGCCATTTTGTAAATGCCTGTGTCTTTAAGAACTCAAGCTGGGCACTAATATTGGAAGATGTTTCTGCCATCTTACTGCTCAATGCATCTCCTGCATTCTGCAATAATTGGAACACCTCAATCATTTGCCTTACCGCACCAATCCCCGGATTGAATAATGTTAGGAATTCTGTTCCTAATCCTTCTTTCATACTATCCGGCAATTTTACATTTACATTGCCTTCTCCAAATATGTGATCCAGAATTCCCTGCGCAACACCTTCTGCAAAATCCACCGGAAAATCAATTAATGCATCTTCACAAGCCCTAAAAAACTGTGTTAAATCCCATACAAGACCTAACCAGTCTATACCACACAGGAAGTCAACAAGTTTCTGACCTATATCCTTGAATGTTTCATCTTCTCTAAGTTTATCAACGGCTGCTGTTGCTGCTTCTAATAGTCCCTTTGCAAAGGTGCTTAGAGTTTCCTCGGTAAGGCCAGCATCCCAGTTTTCAAAGAATCCTTTTATCCCTGCTGCCAAGGACTTCCCAAAATTCTTCCAGTCGAATTCTTTACCGAAGGAATTCAGAAAATGTAGTGCTGTATTTATTGAATTTGCAATAGTTTTTCCAAGGTTATAAAAAAGGTCTGGAGATATTAAACCATTCAGGAATCTAGCAAGACCTGTCCCAAATCTATCGGCTTTGTTGTAAATGCTATCCCAGTCAATGGCATCTAGCGATTGCGCTATTTTTTCTCCGATAGTACGTCCAAGTTCAAACCAATCTTCTTTGTCAATGGCATCTTTTATTCTCTTTGCGAATTTTGTTTCTGGCGCTTGGGCATCCGTTTTTACTTCCTCAAACATGTCCTTGGGACTTGTCCCGCCTGAACCACTGCCAGAATCTTTTTTAGACAGAACCTCCAATGTGTCAAATGATGCCAGCGCCCCTGCTGCCTTTTTCGCCGCTTTTGATGTTCCATTCAAAGCGGCAGCGTAATCTTCCTGTACTGCCTTGGCTCTTGTCCATGTACTCTTACCCTGCAAAATAGCCATAAACTGAGCTACTTTATTGGCTGCCATGGTAATATAATTGATTAACTGCACCAGGTATGGGATTGCCATTTGGACGATCGGAGCAAAGGCAGTAGCAAGGCTGTTCTGTAATTGCGTGCTGGATGATTTCAGCTGCGACATCGCAGCATTATAGTCTGAAGAATATCTGACAAGATTATTGAATCCTGTCTTCATGCCCGATACCATGGCGTTGAATCCCTTGGTAATCCAGTTAAATATCAGCAGACTTAGCGCAATTCCCTTCAATCTGCTTCCTAATGTCGATAAAAGACCACCAGACTTCTTTGCATGGGTATTAATCTTGTTAAAGGCTTTCTTACCGGATTCACCCATCTTTTGAAAGCCCTTCTGCTCATAATCGACCTGCTCTTTTATCTGTTTGAGTCTTGCCGTAATGTTATCGTATTCCTGATATCCGGCTGTCAGTCCAGCCTTTTTCAGTTCTGATAATCTTTCCTGCAATCGGATTTGTTCTGCAAGCAGGTCTACGAGTTTCTGATTCGATACTTGCGCATTAACACGGATGCTCTGTAATTTCTGCTCTTCTGCTTCCTGTTCGCGCTTCTTGGCATTTACCTGCTCTTCTTTTGCAATCCGTGCCTCTGTCTCAGCCATTCCCTTATCTGTAAGGCTTCTGAGATTGGCTTCATATTCCTTGACAGCATCTGTGGCATTACGCCATGCAAGATACACCTGGTCATAGTCATCATCACCGAAATACTGTCCCTGTGCTTCCAGTTCTTTCAGAGAGTTAGCATATTCCTCTACGTCCACACGAAGCTGGTTCATATGCTGATCTGCATCCGCGATTCCAGCTTTTGTACGTTCCATCTCGGCAGCTATCTCTTCTACCTGCTGTGCGGTCTGTGCCTGCTGCTCTGCGTTACTCTGCCAGTCAAAAGCCACTTCTCTTGTAGTTTCAGTTTCTGGATTCTGCCCTGCAATTTCTTTCTGTTCTTTTGTCTTAGCGATTAGGGCATCAATGCGGGCTTCTTCTTCCTCTGTCCATGCAGATCTATAATCAGGGCTTTCTGTCTGTGCCTGGACAGCTTCTTTCTGCTTCTTAATATTCTTATCAAGCTCAGTATTTACCTTTTCAATGGCTTTCGCCTGTTTCTCATATTCCTCAGTTTTTGTGCCGGCTGCTGCTTTGTCCAGCTCTTCTACTTTATCTTTTGCATCATCTGCCTTGTCCTCGATATCCTTAAAGGTTTTTGCCACCTTATCCAATTCTGAAGAATCAACCTTAGTGCTAACACGTATACTTGTATCATACTCAGCCATATGAAAAGCCCCTTTCAAAAATAGAGCCAGCTACATGTTTTTAAACATGTAAACCGGCTCTAGGCTCTTCTGGCTGTTATCTTTTATTTCTTATTTCTTAATTGATTGAATACGGCAAGCGCCTCATCATCTTCCTTCTTTTCCTCTTCTGTAAGTTCTGCCTTTGCTCCAAGGCTGTATATCTTCTGTGCTTCCATGATAGCTTTACGCTCTTTTTGCTGCATTTTTGCGTCCAACTTCTTACAACGTATATCTACTACTCTGGTGAACGAACATTCTTCCAAATTAGTAAGCAACCCCATGAATACGAACCAATGCAGATTGGCTTTGTTCAGATTAATATTGTAATGCTCCTTAAATGCTGCATATATTCTCCATTGGTCTACGTCAAAATCAAATGCTTTTACTTTGCTCTGTTCTTTTTTATGGTTATCATGGTTGTATTCATTTAGATACCATACCATCCCTTCTATAGCTTCTTCTATCATTGAAGGCTGCTCATCACTATAAAACAACAGACTCAATGCATGATAGACTCTTTCATTCTCTTCGTACTCCTCGTCTTGTAGGCACTGCATGATCTGGATTCCTGTACGAAAAGATGCATCTATGGGATATCCATGCCATTCATATGGCAGTTTGTCCAGCATGACATTCCACATAGTTATCTCTTCCTTCTATTCTTCCTGTTGCCGCCATATTGCGGGGTAAATGCGCCGCCCTGTCTCTCCCTGCTATACTTCTGTGCAATCCTCTTATGCCTGTCATTCGTATATCTGTCAAAAATAGGAAGCAGCTGGTCAAAGAAGTCTGTTATTGCATAGGGCGATGGTGCCGTGGTGTCAAATACCTTTTCGCAACAATCCGCCCCAAACAAAGAATCAATCTCTGCTGCAATATCCTGCATTGTAGTAACCAGCAGCTGTATATGTTCCTTCTGGTTAAGTCCTGCGCCCTTTGCCTTTATCTCCTGTCCTTTATTGGAGAATTTATCGATCAGGTCATAGAACCCATCCAAGAACTGCACATCCTCAACCGGGATTGTTATCACATCCCCATTGTCATTTACTTCGATTTCAAGTGATTTTTTTACCCTTAAGCTTTCCATACCATTACCATCCTCTAAAAAGTGATGGGTGATTTAGAGGGACACCCACCACTATGCTAATTTTGATTAACACCTGTCTTATGTTGTCGGTGTAAATTTGTTAGTAGTTACATTGAATGTGCCCTGGATCGGATCACCTACACCGCCCAGTGTCATATTGTTCATCAACTCGCTACCAGCATCGCCGCCGATAGAATCAAACTGATATGAGCATTTACGTTTCACCGCCGGATATTCTCCTTCTTCTGTCGGCGTTTCCAGAATATTCACCCTAACATAATCTGTCATTGCAGATGAGCCTGTTGGAAGAGTTTTGATCTTCTCATTCATCCACGCCTGCAGCTCATCATCTTTGATGTACTCTTTTTCCACGCTGATAGAAGGTGTATAACTCTTAATGTTCGTTGTTCCGTTGCTCTGATTGATATACTGTTTTGTCTCAGATTCCGGGTTGAATTCTTCTGTTAAAGAACTGACACCATCACCTATCAGTACATACTTATCTGTTCCTGTTGTGCCAATGTTTAAGAAATGCATCAGCTTTTCTCTCATTTCAGACATTGTTATCTCTCCTTCACATATTTAATAGCGATAGTCATCTGATATAAAGAATCACTCTCGCTCGTTGCCCCCATGAAAAATGGGGTAGTTATCCTTATTTCTTTTACAGTTGCATCCTGTAACACAGGATAATTGCCAAGTCGGTTCTGTTCGTTTACCCACTCTGTCAATTTTTCCCCAAACACATTGTTGTCAATGCATTCTGCATTTTCCTGATTCGGCATACATGCGCAAAATGTGTAATGGTCCGTATATTCTTTTTTACCGGACAAATAGGACTTTACATTCTGAACCGGTTCTTTTGCCAGTGAATACCTGCCAGTACCTGCCCGTTGGATATCTGTGTCTATTTTCTTCGGTTTGAATTCTCTCAGCCACGTTATAATGCCCTCTGATACTGTCATTTACCAGCCTCCAGTCTTGCAGCTTTTTCTATGGCATCCCGACCACCATCCTGCAACATACGCTCTACCCAGTGGTCAGAACGTTTGATACCATTATGATATTTCAATTTTCTCACAGGATCGGACGGTACCTTTTTTACATCTTTTCTGGAACGCCAGCCATTTTCTGTCTTGAATCCTGCACAATGCAGATCAGGATCTTCATAGACAATTCCATTCCACATGTAACGTGCATATGGAGTGCTCCATACAACATCTGTCTGGTTCTCAATATGCCCACTTGCTTTTAAGCCACCTTCCTGAAATGGAACATAATTATCAGAAAGCCTTAATACCTCATCCGTAACTACCTGCTGCACTCTTCCACGTTCTTCTACACCAAGGGTATGCATGCAGTCCTGTAGATTAAAATCACATTTATAATGCAATCCCATTACTTAGCCACCACCTTGATATGTTTCAACCTGGGCATGTTACGATTATCAGACACAGATGTCACAGTAACTGCATATTGGTAATGTTCTCTCAATTCTGATATCCTGCAATCCTGCCCAATTTCTTCTGTTGCTTCACCGAGTATAATGATATCCTTACCGCTCTTGGCATTCAGGGTCCAGTAGTTTTCACGTTCTTCCTCCGGTAGCCTGTTATACTCAACAGTTTGTAAATATGGTTTATTTCCGTATCTGCGTCCAAAATCTATCGTTATACTTTCCACCTTATTCTCAGTCTGCACGCCATTGGATGTAGATACCTCATTTCTGTTGTGTCTCCACTGCACACCCTTTACTACAGATCTGCTCCAGTGCTCTGTACCGTTTTCGGATTCATAGTAGTTATATATTGTTGCGACATCGCAAAATAAAACACTCATAGGCATATCGCTCCTGCTAATCCTGTACCTGACAGCCCTGACCGTATTACAGATGTAAGCTGTTCTTCCTTTTCCTGTGATGTGACAACCTTGTAGGACTCTGAATATCCATCATTGCTGACAGATGCGATACCAGTACCCATACTGGACGATTCCTGTACGCTCATGATGTTAAGCAGCTGGCAAAACGTATCCTGAATCTGAATATGCACTTGCTGTTGGAAATCTGTCGCTGTTTCCTCACTATACGCATTTTCAAACTGCTTTGCCCTCATGTGGGTAATGGTATTCAACTTGATCTCTGCCAGTCTGGATAACCGATTGAATTCATTTTCATCCGTAACATTGTTATAAAAGGAGCAGTACTGCTCCCACGTTATGTAAGACATTACTACTCCCTCCTCTGTTCCTTACTCTGTTGCAGGATCATCGGCTGCAGAATCTGTCTTTCCTTTTTTGGAAGCCTTCTTCGCTTTCAGTTCCTCGTTTTCCTGCCTCAATGCTGCATTCTCAGCCCGAAGTTCTGCATTCTCAGAAAGCAGCTTCTTATCCTCTTCGCTCTTTGGCATTGCGCCCATTCCTACTGTTCTCATAAGCTCCTCCTATGCCTGATGGCTTAAATAGATACCAGCTACCTTATTCTTATAGACATCAACCAGTCCGTATTTACGGTACTTTACGATATCTGCGTCAGCATCCGGGTTAGCAGATGCTGGAATCACATTAGATACAACATGCTTATCATGCTTAATAATGGCTGGCTTATGAATAATCATGAAATTAATCGGCTTCGCTTCTTCCTGCACTCTTTCATAGTAAGAGGACATGGAGCCTGAGGATGCGCTTGATCCTGCTACCGGTGTATAAACTCCACCGTTCTCTGTGTAATAGGTCTTTGTTGTTACTGGTGTAAGATCTTTTGTCTTTTCATACTTGGCTGTACCTTTACGGTAATGACCTGCTTCCTCACCAACAGACTTGCCATCCAACAGATCAATGGCAGTATAGAATCTTCCCTGTGGTACTGCTTTCTTAACAGTAAATGTTGCTAAAATCTCCTTGGATTTATAAGAATCCATCATCAGAAGCGCATTGAGAAGATTTGCTGTCGCATACAGGATTCTGCCCTCTTCCGGTACCTCATCATTGTCCATGGTGTTCTTTGCTTCCAGCAGTTCTGCAAGAAATGCATCTGCTGTGGTAATTTTCTTTTCCTCACCTTTGGAAATGCCTGCAATACCTGCCAGTGTAGCAAATGTAAAGGCATCTGCTTCCGGTGCTACCTTGGTACGCATCAGTTCTGCACCTGCCATACTAAAAGCAAGATTATATGTTTCCTGGTTGTCCATAGCGTCTACTGATAACTTAGCGCCACGGTCATAATTGTATTCCGTAGATGTCCACTTAAAATCTACAGTTCCCTGTGTGTAACCACTGTTACGGTCATAATCCCCAAGTCCTGTTACAGCAATCTGAGGATATACAATCTCTTTTGCATTTGCGCCGGCTTTTGCCATTGTAGGGTCACCAGTCAAGTCACTTGTCACTGATTCTCTTTGATATACCTCATCAAGAAGAGGTACATAATTTTTTGCTAATGCAATATTGTTAGGCATTTAATTTTTCCTCCCTTATTTTGTCTCTGTTACAGGTGGAAGTCCCATAGCTGCTCTCATGGCAGCTTCTTCAGCGCTTGTGCTGCTGCCACCTCTCACCTGTCCAATTAAATTTCCAGTTCCTGCCGGTTTAGGTTCCGGCTCCCCGAAGAGCATTTTGCTGTCCTCTGCTTCGGTCAAGGCTTTCAATGCTGCTGCAATGTCCTCTTTCTGGTTCTTTGACGCTTTCAATGTAGGCACGTCCAATAATGCAGTAATTGCCTTTGGATTCTTGCCTTTCACAGAAGCAATACTTTCTTTCACAAGATCGTCAAAATCACGATCTGCAATCTTAGCATCATAATCTTTCTCGATCTTGGCTTTCTCGATTTCCAGATCTTTGATTCTCTGATTCAGTCCAGACACATCTACATCCTTAAATCCATCTAACTTACCCTGCAAATCTTTCATTGCGGTATCATTGGCCTTGATTGTCTCATTGGCTGCGTCCAGCTTCTTGGTCTGATTATCATAATCAGTCATGGTCTTGTAGTTCTCCAGTACAGACTTTTCAAAATCCTTCTTCTTATCTTCCGGCACTTCAAGTCCATACTCTTTCATGATTTCAAAAATATTCTTCATATCGTCCTCCTAAAATATTTTCTGAATCGCACTTTCTGCGATATGGGAAATTGCGGGAGCAGGAATCGAACCTGCGACCTCCTGGGTATGAGCCAGGTGAGCTGCCGCTGCTCTACCCCGCCGTAACAATAAAAAAGCGCCGTATAGTTATTCTCAATTAAGAATTCACTATTCGGCGCTTAGGCTCTATTGTAATTATTGCTTCCTGTTTACACTTCTTGCAGTATCCCGGGAAATTAATGATTGTGGTATCCTTCCTGTACTTTATCATCTTTGGGAAACCACAGTTTGGACACGGATACCAGTATTCCACATTCAATTATGACACCCTCTTCTTTTGCAACCCATGAACTTGTTACAATTTAAGCGTACCATTTCTGATTTTAAAGTCAATTGTTTTTTTATTTTCTTTACATTAACACTATCTGCTCTGATATTTCATTCAAACACTTGCCATTGAATATTTTATCATTCATCACATCAGCTATAGAGGTATGGTCATGTGCCTCATCACCGTAAGAAAGAGAAATATCTGTCCTGCTAAAAGGGCAAACAGCTCCATGTTTACCATTGTATTCAAAATCAATATCGCCAGCCAGTGAATTTATCATTTCAGCTAATTTATTCGGCTTCATAAAATATCGCTGTTCTCCTTTCTTTCCTCTTCCATCAGTTCTCTTACTGAGCGTCCAGTCAGCTTTCCATCTTCCCAGGTATAATCATGTGCGTGCTCACCCTTCTCACCAAATGGATGTCGCTTTGCGTTACCGTGATTATGATTGGAAATCTGCTTAATTTGCTTTCCCTCATTATCATAATAATTACGGTTCACACCGCCATTTTTCAATACCTCTTGTGTTATGCTGTTTGGGTTTCCATGCAACAAGGTTTTTTCAACATTAATTATATCATTTTTCGATGCTTTTACAAGGCTATCATATTCTTTCCAAGCCTGTGTCTTCTTAATGTCGGAACTTCCTGCATCATAACGGATATTGTTATACTTCTCAGGTACTTTATATTTTTTACAAAAATCTTCATATTCTCGTATCATAGTCTTAATCTTGCGATTTACCTGTGCTGTGTCCATTTGCAGCTTGCTCATGGCTTCCCTTTCACGTTTTAATGCCCGGATTCCTCTTTCCATGACCCTCTGCTTCTGGGTCAGTGCATAGTAATCATACGTTTTTCCGTTTATTTCTACTTGGGGTGGTACTTCTTTTGGAGCAAAATCATTCAACTGACTGCTGCCCTCATGCCACACATAATATGTATGTCGGCAATTATATCCCAGAAAACCTAGCGGATCATTCTCATGCGCATCATCAATGCTATAACCTGTAGCCTCCCACATATCTTTTATCTCTGTCTGTCCGATTCTGTCAGCTTCTTTGGTATAGTCATGTCCCGGCTTTACATAATAGACCTGCCCCTGCCACGACTCATGATTAGCATGTCCATGTCCTGTATTTCTTGCACCGATATGCTCCGATACATATACAAGATTTTCCCCTGATTGAAGGAAATTATTGTCTTTGATCTTATGCACCAGCTGATGCGCCCCTGTCCGTACTGCCAGCTTTACGCCGGTATCAATCTGTTTACTCCTGCCACTCTTATAATCAATGGTACGCAGACCGCTTTGTGACATATTGTGAATTGCGTCATATATCACCTCTTCCTTGGAATATGCCCCGCTAGTAAATTTTATCAACGCCCTGTCCAACTCACGCCGGTATGCTTTCTCTATGCTCTCAAACCCATAGATACCCTTAAATCCTGTCGTCCGTGCAATATTTTCCAGTTCCCCATTCGTCTGCTTGCCAATAGCATCTACCAGCTTAGGTAGGAATGAGTCATCCTTCAGCGTTTTTCCTGTCTGTTTCCATGTCCTGAGATCATCCAGATATGACAGGTCGCCCACATCTGCAAATATCTCTTCTCCTGCCTTTTGCGCCTGTCTTGATATTTTCCTCAGGCTTTTCTTTACCTGCTTCTGATATTCCAGTGTATTCTTTGCCACTTGTTTCCTGAATTCCGGGTCTGCCCTTAATATCTTCATGGCTTCCTTACGGATCCGTGCAGGGCTATAGCCCAGTTCATACAATGCCTGGGCTTTTATCTCTGCTGTACGTGTATAGGCAAGCGCTTTTTGTATCCTGGCTGCTATGTCCACTATTACTTCATGTTCAAGATATTGAAATAGCGGTACAAGTGCGCTGCTGATATATTCCAGCTGTTCTTCTGTCAGCATACATTAATCCTCCGGTTCTTCCTGCTGCCTTTGCTTCTCTTCCTGTTCCTGCTTTCCATCTACAAGTTTCTGCGCTTCTTTTTTGGTAAGGCTATAGGCATCCATAAGATACCATACCATCAATTCTGGGATATCAAAGGACAAAGCGTCATTTCTATTTCTTTCCAGTTTTGCTTCTTTGTCCGTAATATAGCTATCATCAAAATCTACAAGTATATCCTGATCCAAATTGAATGACCTTCCCTGAAATGTATTTGCAAACCACATAATAGCTTTACAAATATCCTGTATGTATCGAATAGCTTCTTGTCTCTGCCTGTTCAATTCCTGCATCTGATCTTGACGTTCGCCAACATATTCAGTTGCTGTGGTAATCTGTCCGTTTTCAAAGCTGTACTTTTTTGTTCCATACCCAAAGGACATAGATAACAATGATAAAGACAGTTCAAAGGATTTCGTAATCTGTTCTATTCTAATTTCCGGGTTATACTCCTGAATCATACTTTTTTCTTGTGGCAGTTTTTCCCCGGTGAACACAAACAGTTTCTTCTGCTCAGGTGTCAGCTTGGGCTTACCATTATTGTCAAATTCACACAGCAGTTCATTCACAAGGATAATCTTTTCAGCCTTATCAAGATCTGAATAAAGAACATTGTAGCATAGGTCAATGATTTTAAGTGCCGGGATAGCATCCCACAACTTAGGTAGTCCATACCCTTCCATGTCATCCAGATTGTTGACCTCTGCGTTACGCATAACTGCAAATGGTTTCACGTCACCTAACTGAACAATGCGCTCGCTATCCGGCAACTCTGTGCCTTTGTCATCGAATACATGTGTTTCTGCCACATACATTCCATTATTGTCCTGTGTAAAAAGAACAAGGGTAATCTGTTTCTTTCCTTTCACCAGTGAGCCTCCTGAAAAAGCTGCTTCTTTTACAATATCGTTCTCTATGGTAAGGGGCATAAAAGCATCTGCTTCCACATAATTCAGTTTGATTGCACCGCCCTGTACAGAGCCATTATCCATAAACGTAGCATTATCCAGACGGATATAGCACGCAACTGTACCATCAGCAGAAGTCTTTTCCAGCTGCTTACGGTACTGCGTATTAAACTCGCTTTCTGACAGCACATCTTTTACAAATTCTGCCTGTTCACCATTACCGGCATTGATTTCCAGTATCTCACATAGGTTTGCATCGTCAGAGCAGCATCTTTTCCCAAAATTCAGACGATTCAGTTCATATGAAATCCCGTTCACTGTCTTTCTTTTGTGGAAATCCTCAATAATGCGGTTGCTATACCAGTTATCACATGTCTGTATCACTGCCAGCGCATTATCATTAATTGTATAACCCTTTTTCTGTAAATAATCCTTTACGCATCCTTCCATGTCCTTCTCCTTATCTCTTCAGGTCTATATACTCTACAAAGTCCAGCCATGTATAACAAAAGCTGTCCCACCTATCATTAATGTTACCTATATTCTTATCTTCCGGCTGATCCGGATGTTCTTCATCCCACCTCAATGATGCAATAGCATGTCTGGTCTGTGTACACCGCCTATTTATTTTCAGCCGCCCACTATTAAAGAGCATATCTACTGTTTTAGGTCTCTCTGATATCTCATTCTTGCGGCATCCCTTAATGTTCTGATATGGTAATCCTGCTTCCTTGGCAGCACTCCGCAAGCTATTAATCATTGTAGGGCTTGCGCTATCCGGGAATACCCAGTCAACACGGCCATACTTCTTAATGCACATACTATAAAATTCCACAAACTTATCACATATCTTCTTACTGTCTATATCTTCTGACAGGGGCAATCCGTCTTCTTCCAGTCCTTTGAAATCACGGTATCTGTTCTGATACCCTGTAAGATTATATATTGTCATAGATCCCATACCACCGAAGTCAATTCCCATTACTATTTTAAAGAATGGAATCTTTAATTTTCCATTTTCATCAAAGATATCTGCATCATCAAATAAATATGGCGTATCATCCTCGGCAAAATATCTGAAGATAATACCCGATGCAAGCACCCACTTTCCCAATATAAAGCGATCATAGAACACCCCCTTGTACATTCGCTCATATCGTTCGATAATCTTTGTTGCAAGACTTGGATTATCCCGCATAGTGAAATGTACCCGAATCAAATTCTTTTCTGTGATCTTATCTATCCATTCAAGTTTTATGTAATGGTCTGGTCCTTCCGGGTTACAGTTAAACCAATATTTTGAGCCTTCCACTGAGCATCGACCTGTTGCCTGGTTCACGAAAGACTCCGGCATCAGTGCCACTTCGTCGAAAAATACCCCAGCAAGCGTAATACCCTGAATCAAATCTTGAGAACCTTCATCTTTGCCGCCAAATAAATAAAAAGTGTTCTCCTTATCTCCCATACGGATAACCATGTAATTTTCTGACCGGTGTTCTTCTACCCGATACCCACGGGACAGCAGCATAAGTTTGAGCTGTCCAATCACATTACGGCGCAGTGACTGAATTGTCTTACCACAAATAGCAAAGTTCTGCCCGTCAAAGGTTGCCATCGCCCACATAATAAATGAAAGTGACATTACCGTAGTCTTTCCCGATCGAATCGATCCGTCACATATAATACCGTCTTTATCCTCATATGGACTCCCAGGCATCCACCATTCCAGAACAACTCTCTGCTTATGGCTGAATCGTGTAAACTTAAATAATGCTTTACGTTTCAACTGCATCATCCTCCTTAAATGTTGCGGCTACATCACAAAGCAGTGCTTCCATAAATCCGTCTGACTCATACTCCGCCGTCTCTCCCCCCTCTTTTTCAGCTCTTCTACGTTCATATTCTACCTGATATTTCTTACTGTCCATATCAGCAGGCAGCGCATACAGTTCCTTTATATTCTTTAATGCACTTGTGACCAGCGACAGGCCCATTCTGTCTACCGGTCCATTTTCAATTTTTACATTTTCCGTTTCATCAATAATTTCTTTAGTAGGCTTTCCAATAGCTGTATTGTCTTTATATTCAACTGTCCGTACTTTTTTCTTACTTTTCACAATATATTGTTCCAACTCATTTAATGCCTGCTCTGCCTTATCTGTTGCCAAATCCGCAATCTGTAGAAGTCTGGTTATTCGATCTGCATCTTTTTCAGACGATTTTTCCAATGCTTTTTGTTGGATGCTTTCCTTATATCTTTTTCTTTTCTCACTCCATTCATGTTGCATAGAGTATTTTTCGATTGTTCCAGTGGCAATATTGTGTTTTGCTGCCAATTCTTCCAGCGTACAAGGTTTTTTCCTTATATCCGTAACGTACTCATGTTCTATTTTTACCCATGAGATTGATTCCGAGCGTTCGCATGTTCTGTTCGCATCACATTCCGAACGCTCGCCATCCCAATTATGGGTACTCTTCCAGCGCCGTACAGTTCCGGGAGGTACATCCAGTTCAACTGCAATATCGACCAGTTTCATTCCATTATTGTACATTTCTCGTGCTTTATCACTTAAAGGGTTCTTCTTGGCCATATTGCTGTTTCACCTCCTGTCCTGCTGCCATATTGAAAAAAGAGCCAATACACAGTCTTTATCCAGACTACATATTGGCTCTTGGCTCTATTTCTTACTCTTATTATAAAATAATTAATTTTAAAGTCTATAGTTACTTTTTGTAACTATATCTCACTTTTCTCTTACTGGTTTCTTTGTCACAGCGTTCCTCACGCAGTGCTTCATATTTCTCATTCTGTTTTATTATTCCTCTTATGACTAATTCCCCTATTGTCACACCCCGTTTAAATCCTTTTTGATTCTGCACTATTACCTGATTTCTGCATATCTGCACTATTATATATTTTTCTTTGACCAGTGTTTTCCTTCCGCTTTTCTTCTCTGCTGCCTCATCAGGACCATGTTTGCTCTCTAATTCTATTATTTGTCCTACTTCTAACCCATGCATTAACATTCCTCCCTCATCATACTGATTCTACGTAATTGTGAAAAATCTGTTCCACATACTGTGTAGATTTATATGTATAGTGCTTTCCGGTAACATTTCTGGGTGCATGTCCCAGATACTCACCAGCTGCATCCTCACTTCCACCTCTTTTTACAATTGCGGTTGCTGTTGTCTTCCTGAATAAATGCGGGTAAATTCTTCTGTCAAGTCCGGCTCTTTTGCCTATTGTCTTTATAAGTGTATATATCCCCCTGTCTCCTAACTGCATAGCAGTATTCCCTCGTAGATGGGTAAACAGATATTGATTGCTTGTCTCCGATACTTCACGCTCCCTTAAATATTCCCGGATATAGAATATTGCGACCTTATCCAAGTATACCGTCCTATACCTGCTTGCCTTATGTCCGAATATTTCTATTGCTCCAGTTGAAAAATTTACATCATTGATTTTTACCTGTGGAATTTCGCCCCTACGCATGGCAGTACACCGCATAAATTCAATGAGTGCGCGTGACCTGGCATCCCAGCAACCTTTTTTAAGAAGCTCCCACTCTGTAGGTTCCAGATGATCTATTGGCTTCTCTATCTGCGTATATGTATCAATCCCGTCACAGGGATTCTCTGATACAATCTTGACTTTACGCATCCATGTATAAAATGCTGATATGTTTCGCCTGCAGTTATTCAATGAAGTGTTGTTATTTCCCATTTGACTCTTTTTGTAAAGATAATATTCTATGTCTCCTTCTGAAATCTGGTTCAATGGTTTATTAAGTAATGCGATCAGCTCCCGAATCGTCAACAATGTCATTTTTAAGTCTATCTTTACAAGTCATATCTTCTGTCTCTCCTTGGATGTAATTAATTGGCACTTGTCCAAGAAATAGAATTATGTTAATATACTCTTGGACAATGAATGTTGTGGCAGAGGTACTTTGGTCGGTGCTCTGCCACTTTTTCTATATTCAGTTTTCTTGTTCCATACAGTATTATCTTTCTCCTGTACAATAATTTACACTGCCCTGTATTTCTGCAAATGCCTTTACCATTGGTCTTCTCAACGCTTCACTTATTGATATTCCATGATTCCTTGCAAATTCAGCAGCATACTTTCCTACTTCACTCAAATAAACATTATCATCAATATTATTTTGTTCTTCCATCAGTTCTTTATAAAACTTTTCAATCTTATCTTTAACTGTTTTGGAATCAGTTTCAAACACTAGATGATATTCTTTTCTTGTTTCATTATCCCTCAGCTTGACGTCACTGCTTCTGCTGTACCATCTTTTCATAATATGTCTCCTAAATCTCAGTTTAATCAAACCTCTTATCGTACTTTTTATCTTCGATAAGGTCTACATCTGTATAATTATCAAGACATTTTTCATAACTTCCCTCTTGCTTTGTTATACAAGAATATGTTTCATACGGATTCGGAAGGTTATGCTTTTTACAACAATCGTAACAAATCACAAAACTTCTAGTTTTTTCTCTATTTCCATACGGTTCATTATCTGTATGATACCTTGCAAAATTTTGAAAAGGTGTCATAGACAATAGTGTTGCTGTTCTATCGCAATCCTTACCACAAAAATCACATATAGCATGAATCATATAATCACCTCACTAAATTTTTATTTTACCAAAGAATCAAGCTTTGATTATCGTCAAACGAATAATCTGTTATACCATGAGTAAATCTATCTTCATCAATAAAGTAAACTTCTGAATTATCATTGTTCTCTTTCAGTTGACCACTTTCTACCAATTCTTTTAAAAATTCATAGAGAGCATATGCTCCTGTTACATTCTCCATAATTTCAATTCTCCTTTAATTCTAATTCAGTCCCTATCTTGATCCGCAGGCTTCTTTACTTTTTCAAATTTTACTTGCTTTATTACCTTTGAAAAAGTTTTTGCAAAATCTGTTACTACCATGTGAAAACTAAAAATAGCGAAGTCTGTTGTCGTTAATATTTCTGGATAATTTTGTTTTACATATTCTGCAATAATGTCATTTTTGCTCATCTAAAATCACACTCCTAATTTTTACTCACTCGTCACATCTACAACGCCGATTTTCTTACACATTTGCCTGAGCAGCTCTTCACGTTCCTGCTTTTCTATTTTGGCTTTTGCCAGATCATACAGATACATGTCTTCGCTCTGCTGCCGGAGTGTCTTCATCGCTGCATAGGCTCTGTTTATACATATAGATTTCTTGCCTGGAGCAACCATGTTATACAGTGCCTGTCTGGAATATCCCAGTATCTTAGCAAGTCCATCTATATTTGTCCGATATGCATCAGCTAATTTTTTTAGCTTCACCTGTTATTTCTCCTTTGCTGATTTTTAGTTTTAAGTAAAGTACTTTACTTTTCTTATTCTTTTGGTAAAACTCGTGTAACATTCAAGAATGCAGCTGCTATGTCATTTTCTTTTAATTATTGTCTGTCATCGATTCCCTGTCTTTCCTTCCTCGTATCCCGATCCATAGCTTCTCCTACTTCTTTATACAGTGCTACTGCTGTTATAAGTGCACATCCTGCCAGTACTGTTCCTGCTATCCATACCATATCTATCTTTCTCCTTATGATCTGTATACTTTTCTTATGGCATCCAGCGCCATTTTATAGTTTCTGCTCTTGGTGCTCTGTATTCCCATTCCAGCCATTCGGTTATATTCTGTCTCAAAATACCCGATTGCATTGTCAATTTCGACTCTTGTATATTCTGATTCTTCTGTTTCTGTGGCCTCCCGATACTCCGCATCCTGTACCTCTGCTGCCAGACCGGATTCCTGTTGCACTGGTTCAACAGCCTGCCCAAATGCCTGTATTTCAATGTTTTCTATCACTTTTCCCATTTCAGACTGTGGATGCTCCCCAGTTAATGTCATTTGTCCCGGAAGTGGTCTATATGTATTCTCTGGTTCTTTTTCCGGTATCGACTTTGCAATGGGCGGCTCTGTTTTTGCCTTTGTAACCTTGCTCTCTTTCCTTTTATCTGCCTGTTGCACCGGTGCAACCTCTTCTTTTCTGCTTAATTCCTGTTTATATAAGGATTCCCATGCTGCCTCTGCACTCCCTGTTTCTCCTGAAACAACAGATATCCATGCATCCATTAATTCGCCCCATGCATATCCCAGCTTCCCATTGCTCCTAAGGTCTATCAGGACAACACTTCCCCCGTTTTCCTGGTCTTTTACAAGTAACTGTTTCCTCCCAATGCCCGGTATCCTTACTGAATACAGTTTCTGCCCTGACGGTGCCATAATCTCTTGTAATAACTGTTCACCCCAGCCCTGCCCCCTGGCTGCATGCCAGATGGTTTTATATAGCTCTGGTTCTTCCTCCCCCAGTTTTCTTACCATCTTTAACAGGTCATCTTCCACAGCCGCCGTTACTTCCGGTTCCTGCTCTGTCATTACCTCGATTTCTGTTATTTTCCTCTCTTCTTCTACCTCTTCCTTTATTGCCGTTATCTCTTCCTTGCTGAATGCAGGTGTCAATTCTTCATTTAGGGCATCCGGGAGCTGCAGCATGATCGCAAGCTTTGAATTCCCGAATCCCTTATAGTGGTCCTGGAGCTGGTCTGAATTGCCACCCATGGAAAACCTGTCATTGATCCTTGTAAAACGTGACACCTGGGATTTATCCAGTCCATACCTTCTCTTTGCAAATTCATGCACATCCCTGTATCCGCTCTCTTTCAGGATGTCCGTATCCCTTGCAACTTTTAACAGATACCCTATCTTTACAAACCGTTCCGCTGCCTGCTGGAATTCCCCATCGATCTCTGCTTCATACTCCCTGTATGTTTTCTTATATTCCATTACTTCCATTTTGTACCTTCTTTCTATACCGTTGCCATGAAATCACTTTCCAGTGCATCCGCCAGTAACTGCCCTTGGAAAGACCCATGCCACACGATCTTCTTTTCTTCCCGGAGTTTCTTATACCCCTCCTGCCTTGCCTTATCGCTCTTCTGTGCCAGCTTCCTGTCTTCATCCGTCATTCTTCTGGCTACTTCCTTCTGCCACTTCTGTAAAAAAGGAATCGAATCGTTTAAGTCCTTGTAGCTTTCATTTAAAACAGATTTTTTCTGCCTTATATTTCCCCCCGGCTCAATTTCCAATGTATACCACGGCTTGTCCGGGTCATCTTTCTTACGGAGAAATACCAGGTAAGTTTCCCTTTCATTTATTCTTCCAAAATATATTTCACAGGTATGTATGCAGTGTTTCAATATTGTCCCTTCACGGAAGATATCTGCTATCGATGTCGGAACTGTTATGCAGTACTGTCCATCTTCATACCCATACTTTTTCTTTAGCTCCCCTGATTTCAACAGTTTTACTGCTTTCCTGTACTTTTTTTCTATCCTTTTTATCTTACCTTCCTGCTCGCGCATACTGATCGCCGCCACGGCTTCATTGTGTGCGATCTGCAGATCCTTTGGCTTCAAAAGGATCTCCTTCGTGCAGTCAACCTGCATTTCTTCCAACATGGATATATAATCATTCCAGTCCATCCAGATATTCCATATCCCCTGTTTCCTTATTTCTTCCTGTTTCCGCAGGTAATTACATATTTTTGCCATGCTCAGGTATTTTGTGGCTCCTCTCCTCTCGTAATCCTTTACACCAATGTTACCCTTTCTCAATGTCTTGATGTCATCATCCTTATACAGTGTATTTTCTTTCTTTTCTTTCTGAAGCCATTCCAGCATTTCAAGATCTCCATTCGTTTCACGCAGCCTTTTCAGCCTTGCATCATCGATCCCTAACTTTTTTGCAAGTGTGCCTTTGGACTCATCAATGGGGACTAGCAGGCTTTCCGTTTTCCATACACTCGTTACCAGGTCATGTCCAAGATTATACAATCCTGCCTTATAGCACATCTCTATCGTCGGCCTTTTCCTCTCCTGGCATATATAATAGGCAAATCCTGCTGCCTTATATCCGTGCCTGACGGCTATCGGATATGCTGTCCTGATCCTGTTTATCACAGCCTTTATATTTCTTGGGTACATATTCTCGGCATATTTTTCTATTACATTGTCCGGCGTTTCCTGCCACCTCACTCCCCTCCTCCTGTAATCCTCATACCTATACTTCTTGATCCCCTTTGGCAAAATAATCATTCTTTCCCTTTCATCAAAGAAATATTCTGACCAGTTTCCCCCGTCTGCTGTTTTTTTATCTACCCTCCTCAATGTCCATGTCCTTTCAACGATGCCGTTTTTATATTTCTGTAGGCATGTTGCACTTTTCGCATATGTCCATATAGGGTTTTTCTTCTTACTTCTGGAGATATATGTGATCTTTTTCCTGCATACCGGACACCTTGCATCCATATTGTGCTGCTGAGTGCCTTTTAATGCCACTTCCCCCATGTGCGCCGTACAGTACCCGGTCTTTTCCCCGGCTTTTTTATAAAAAATATAATTTTCCCCGTCAAACACATTCTTTTTCGCCCATCCTTCAAAACCTGCCGGCGGCTCTTTGATAGGCTGCATCTCAGCATCCCATTTCCTGCTGATCAGCTCCACCTTCCTATCCTCTAGTCTCCTTTTACATCCCTGCTGCCACTGCCATAATCCAACCCAGCCTCCACTGTCTGTTTTCAGGATTTGTTTAATCTCTCTTATCCCTCCTGCGTTTATATAGCAGTATTCTTCATAGTCTCGCCTCCAGTAATATTCCTCCAGGTTCCAGCACATTGCTGTCCTCCATTTATATGTTCCATCCTCCTGCCTCTCCCTGGTAATATATTCATCCCCCTGATAATTGATAAATATGTCCCACTTTGGGGTCATGACCCCCTTCTCTATATCTTCCCTAACACACACAGATACCTTTAACAGTGCATCCAGTTGCTGTACCCTTGCCGCCAGATGGTACCGGTATTTATCGATATTCTCCCTGCCACGCATCTGCAGTGCCCTTACCATTGATTGTGTCGCATACAGGCTCCTCAGCTTACTCAGTTCTTCTTTTTTCATTTACCTCATCTCCCTTGACGTTATAATAGATGCCTGGCTTATATGTATCGCCATCAATCTTATAAGATCCTGCCTGACTAACATTCCCATCCTTATCATCCATCAACAGGAACAGGGTATCTCCTATACTGCCTTTTGCTTTAGGATTCTTTCCACGAACGATAATACTACCCTCTCCATTAGCATCCCCACTATCCTTTTCCACAATGTTTGGCCAGTCTGCGAGCGGATGTTCTATTATCCATACAACCCCAAGCAGGTATATCTGCTCCTTTGTCAATTCTCTCTTTAAGGTAATGCTCTGTGCACTGATTCTTGTATCCCTGCCGTCCTCATCAACATCACCCTCTATTTCAACCAGAAAATACCTGTCATCCTTTTGGTTGTAATAACTTAATACATCCAGTGGATTCGTGGCAGCATGGAATCCCGTCCTTGCACACTTTGCTTTTTCTTCCACATATTTCTTACCCGGCTCATACTGGAAAACCCCTTTTCCTTTTGTACAGGTTAAATCCTTATTGAATCCTTTGTATGCGATCATGTTTATTTCTCCAGTCCATAGTACTTATACACAAGATGTTTCCTTACTGCCTTATTCGAAGAGCCTGTATAGATAGGTCCCCTTAACTGTTCTTCCCTTCCCCCATGCATAACCTTGGTGACCGCTACAATTTCTTTGTTTACTTCCACCATATTTTCAAAATCATACTTCAGGATGCAAGATATACAGTCCCGCAGCGTCTTCCCTTTCCTTCTCACTGCTGCCTGCAGCTCCCCTGATACGGTACAGAGCATCATGATCTCATCTGACCAGCCCGCAATTTGACCTCCCAGCCTTAACTGTTCGGACTCTATTTTCAGTTTTCCTGCTGCCGCTTGGGACACACTCGCAAAAACTTCCATTGCATTATCCATGTAGTCCTCCGCATCTTCCGGATCCAATCCATTTTCAATTGCCAGTTCCTTTAATCCCTGCCTGTTTCCCTGGCGCTTCAATTCTTCTGCCTTATTATTCAGTTCTTCTGCTGAATCAAATTCTCCAAACATATCAAACATCTTTTCTCCTTTCCCCTGCCCGCACCCTGCAGGCAGGCTTTCCAATGGCTTTTAGTAAAATTGTGATATATAAAATCCCTAGCCTGAGATAAAAGGCTATCTAATTACGGGGATGCCCCATGTCTTGTGTATCTGATACTGCAAAGATTCTCCCAATGTTGCCCCTGTCATATCTGCACCGTCGGAAAGGTTTATATATTCTTCTACTGCCTTAACTGCTGCCACCGCAGAATAACAGATACAGCAATAATGACCGACAAGCTCCATTTCTCGCAGAAATTCCCGCTGTTCCTTGCTTGGTATATTGGTATCGAACTTCATTTCTATGTACATGCCAATATACCTGCCACTTGGGTATGGAAAATGTATGTCAGATACTCCCGCCTTTACGCCCATCTGCTTTAATACAGCCGCTTCTTTTGCATCCCTTTTCCCGCCATTCGGGATATGGTATATCCAGCGCAGTTGTGGGTACATATCCTCGTGATGTCTGCACCACTGCATAAAAAGGATCTGCTCTGTATCTTCTCCTTTTGGCTTATATTTCAGATTCACGCTTCTTTACTCCTTCCTGCTTACAAATTATGAGTTGCTACGTATTCACCGTAGTTTGTCCCAGTAATCACGAAAGTCATCCGGTATTGATTAACCAACATTTTTCACACCTCCCGTCCTCTTTTCAATTTCATATTTCATGTGATCTGTGAATTCATGGTGTGTATAGAATTCAACTGTTACAATATGCTGCCTACACAGTTCTTCTATCCTGCGCCATTTATCCGCATCTACAACCTTCTTACCTTGGGCATTACAAAAATCATTTAGATACCATGTCTTTAACTGTCCCATGGCGAACATATTGGCGATATACTTGGAATCTTCATATATCGTAATCTCACAGCTCGTATTCATCCTGCCTAGTGCTTTTTCCAGTGCAGTAAGGATAATGCCATTTTGCGTAGTTTCCCCTACGCTTGCATAATCTTGTATCGTTTTAAGCTCCCCATCCTGCTTTTGAAAAGCAAGAGTATAGCCATATGTACCATGTTCTGTTTTAAATCCCCTGACGTTATGGGTGATGTAGATATCCACATGTTTCAGTCCCACTTGACAGCCCTCCTCACTTTCTACTTATCAGTATTTCAAGAGTTATCCACTGTGTTTTAACAGTCGTTCTCCTGCTGCCTTGTAAAATCCCGTATTTTTCGATACCAAAATTTATGTAAAATGTCCCGAACCCCGCATAAGTAGAAAGTACAGCGGAGTTATCCACAATTTTTAATCTCTCCTGTGCATGGTCAGGTATATTGACCAGCTTGCAAGAATCTGATTAAACCGATATGTGACCGTATCAACTACATATCCTTGGAAACGCTGTGTAAAGAAATTACGGACATACTCACAATCTGACGGCATACTCACCAGTTTCAGTACCTGTCTTCTGGATAATGCATTGTCCTTGGTACTCTTATGCGGTTTAATCAGATTCTTGCTCTGCTTCCAGCGTTTCTTACCTTTTGCATCATCCACAAGCAAATCTGCCAGGCTCAATTCTGCTCCCTCTGACAGATCAGAAAATGTCATCTGACCACATGGCTCATCGTCACGTTTGAATGTCTCTTTTGTGATATAGTTCACAAGTCCATCTATCCCTGACGGGCTGAACCGTAATGGCTCACACCTGACATACCCTATCGGTGTAGGTTCTGACTGTCCCTTTTTCTTCCTGTAGCACCAAAGAGCCTCTATCTCCTCCCTGCCCAGTCCACCATTGATCAAAAGATGGTGATGTATACGGTTATTCTTCCCCTTCTCGTTTACCCAGATATATTTCAGTGGCAGCAACTTATACTTTCTCCTGAGTCTCATGATTTTCTTTAGAAAATTGTAGACCATCTTATCTGCTGCCTCTTCATTCTCCGGGAGAATGTCGTAAGTCAAGTCAACTCTCAAATCATTATCTGTGAAGTTAGCCTTTATCAGCTGATTGAAGTACCGTTTCGAATTGGTATCATTCAATCTTCTCTGCGTCTGACTGCTTCTCTTTCTCTTCCCTGCTCTCTTACACCTCTTTGGTTCTGTGTAAGAGAATATGTCCACTTCCTTATGTCTTGTCTTATATCCCTTACCACAGTAGGTGACTACCTGCCTTACCATCCCCTTACCTCTCCTTTATCTCTCCATGTCCAAAACAATAATATTTATATACAAGCCCACAACCCGCTTACGCTCCGGGCTTGCAAAATGCCTTTATTTTCCCCATTTTTATCAAACTTTCTCCGAAAAAAAGGTAAAAAAAATAAAGACCTGTCCAACGTGCCCCCTATGCGACACACAGGTTCGCGATACCTGTGTACGCATATTTTTAAAGTAAAGGGGATTGTTAGTAATTGCGACACATAAGGGGTATGTGCCGCATAGGAAGCACGTTAATTATGTCATTTACCTATTTGCTCGCCATCATATATGTATCCGGTAAATTCCCATAACAGTTTAGGACTTATATATACATTCATCCGCCCCGGTGCTTCTGTAACTGTTCCGATCGGCAACAACTTATGAAGAATTCCATCCCTCACCCAAGTCTCTGACTTTCCGAATACCTTCGCTGCTACCTTTACCGGAACGCCACCCTGCGCGTCAAATTTAGGATACACATTACCCATAATTTTTCTGGCTATACGATCAGCAAATTCATTCTCTTCCTTAACCTGTTCTTCTGTCATTACAAACCTCCTTGCTGCAGACCAACACAGGTCTTGCCACACACTCATACTTTATGGTATCTATATACACATTTTCAGATGTAACCACTGTCGCAGCCGGCTCAAGTCCTGCAAGTAATTCCATTGCTCTTTCTACAGAGATTCCTTCACTATCTTCGGAAGTCAGGATAACAGCCTCATCCGTATCACAATCTTTTGCAATAAAAATCACTCCATTTCCGACTTCATCTGTCAGATTTATCTGATTATTTCCATTTGATGCTACCTGTATCGCACTCATCATTTCTGATACTTTCATAGCTCTTCCTCTTACATTTCTTCCAAATCTATCCGCGCATACAGCAATTCTGTGTATGCATTTACCAGTTCTGGAAGCTCATCCGGCATATATTCTTCTTTCGTGATTTTGTCCTTCACATGCTGCAAAACCCTGTCTGTCTTTGCTTTCAGTTCTTTTTTATCTGCATTATCCTTAAAAAATGACACCTGTCTCACTTCCTTCCCCAATAACTCTATCTTCTCTTGCAGGGACATCCGGTTACCTTTACTTTGTGTTTCCTCTACAAAATTTCGAAACTTCTCCCAAGTCTTTGACTTTTGAAATAAGTACAAATCGCTTTCATAAATTAGAAAAGACATTTGAACTATAGGTGAATTAACGTACTTTTTGGTTGTGAAGCCTATCATATTTTCATCCATCCCAGCCCCTTCACCATTCGTAACTAACATCCTCATTCTCTATCCTTCCTTTCCTCCTCATTTATTTTGTGATATACTCTCCTTATCAAACATAGGAGTAACTCATCATGGAAAAACACATTGTTCGCCAGACTGTTAATCTCAACAACTTAGATTCCATCTGTAGCCGCTATGAAATGTGCGGTTGGAAAGAAATTGATATTATCGGAACTCCAAATCATCCGGAAGAAGTTGTCTTCGAATGGACTGGTTCTGGACTTCCAAAATATCCTGATTTATCCTTCCTTTGATGGATATGCTATGTACGGTCCTTCCTTCTGATAGTCTTTATCTCCATAAAGCGCTTTCATTCTTCTAGAGGTGATTTGATCCGTAAATTCCTGATTGCTTTGAAACACATAAATATTCTTGCAATCATCTGGAACTACAATTCCTATTACCTTCCCCATTCTCTATTCCTCCTTCCTGCTACCCTTACACGATTCCCTTGCATTGGGGTTATTCATTATCCATCATCACATGCTCAAGAAACTTTCTAAAGGTGCTCATATCCAATGTTCCTTCCGATGGAAGCGGTTCCTTGTCAGATATAATATTTATGTCCGGAGTCTCACAGGCAAGATGCTTAAACTCAACTCCTGTTATAAAATCTCCGTATGCTTTCCCATTATAGACCAACATCGTCTCTAATCCATCAGTAACTATAACTGCTTTAAACCGTTTCTTTTCCATTTTCTATCTCACTTCCTTCCCACCTGCTGCCACTGCACGATTCCCTTGCCTTTTATTTCCATATCTCCTATACTTTTCTTACAGGATGTGACAGCATCCGAGTAAAATGAAAGGAGTAATCATCTATGCTTAGACATCCTGTGTCGTCAAGCAGAATTGCTAATGTAGGATGGGAAAATGATATTATGGAAGTACAATTCCATAATGGAGCAGTGTATCAGTATTACGAGGTTTCGCAGTCTGAATACCAGTCTTTCCTAAATTCGCCGTCCTTAGGTTCTGCCTTATCGCGACTTGACAAGGTACATCGTTATCATCGTGTTTAATACCTTGTTTGAGACGGTTGGTTTTGTGGGCTGACCGTCTCACTTACAGGAATACTTTCATTGATACGAACTACTTTAATATATTCTGATGATATATGGATTTCCAAATATGGATCCTGCGTCTTTAACCAATCCACAATCGGCTTTACAAGTACATCTATCCGCGGAAATCCATCTGTAGCTACAACTGCATTAAAACGTTTCTTTTCCATTTTCTATCTCACTTCCTTCCCATCTGCTGCCATCGCACGCTTCCCTTGCCTTTTATTTCCATATCTCCTATACTATTCTTACAGGCTCCCGCCAGAGCTGAGTATTTTAGAAAGGAGAAAAATATGAAGCCAATTAAATACAATTTCAATTCTTCTGATATCGAAACTTGCCTTTTTGCGCTTTCTAAGTTTCCACTAGTTGATGAAGAAAGTTCTAAATCTGATACTATTTCTGATGTTCAACTAGATATAAATGAAACTTGTGCATTATCTGCTATCGAAAAATTTTCAAATTTGAAAATTGATCAAATTACAGCAAATGAACTTCGTATTACATGTGCCTGTATAATTTTATGTAATGGTATCTGCAAAAAGGAATTTCAAGCATCTGAACAAGATTACTTAGATTGTATGAAATACATGTTTTCATTAAATAAACTTGCTAATGAATTGTGTTCTCAAATCTCAATTCCAGACTAATTTCTTTATTAGTCAAATTGAAGTTTATTAATTTCCTAAAGAGTCCCAGGACATCTCTCCCGTTCTGGGATTCGTTTTTTTCAATAACTTTCTCCTTCTTTTTTGACACCTATCTCACTTCCTTTCCATCTGCTGCTTATTTTTCGTACACATTGCGTGCTCATTTTAATTAAAAAAAATAAAGTCAACGGATTTCTTGTAATATTTAGAAAGCCTGATTTTAATATCATCTCTCGGAATCCTTTCCCCTTGTTCATACATAGCAAGTGCCGATGTGCTGATTCCGCATGCTTTTGCAACTGTTTCCCTACTTTTCTTTCCGCGCAGTCTTACAAGTCGTTCCGCTATAGCTTGCTTATCCAATCATTCACCTCCGTTCGTGCACGTTTCGTGCTTAACTTTAATATACACGCTCTGTACTCATGTGTCAAGCACATTTTGTGTATTTTTGTATTTACTTTAGAACACGTTTTGTGTATAATGCAAATATAGACATACGGAGGTACTTACATATGGCTCAATTTGATAAAATACTAAAATTATTAAGAACAGAAAAGTCTATGTCCCAACAAGAACTTGCTGATGCATTAGGAATATCTAAAAGTGCAATAAATATGTATGAACGTGGAGAACGCCAACCAAATTTTGAAGTTTTAGAATCAATAGCCGATTATTTTAATGTCGATATTGACTACTTATTGGGACGTACAAATAAAACAACCAAAATTATCAATCCACACACCATTGCAGCCCACTTCGATGGAGATGAATACACAGAGGAAGAACTTGACAAAATCAAAGAATTTGCCGCCTTTGTAAAATCGAACCGCAAATAGTCCGTTATATTGGACACCATTAAATACATGTTATTATGTATTCACAGAACATAATTTAAGGAGGTTTCGCCT